GTATAAGTTCGAGACACTGGCGCTACTATCTGTGTGAAGGGTAGTGCGTCCGTTCCAGGTACATAGCAGCGCTGGCTGGCAAATGCACCATCGAACTTTGGAACGATTCGGGTGGGTTTCTTGACGTGATGTTCCCTATCACGCGCAAGAAGTGCTTCGGCGAAAATGCCAACAAGCTCATCAAAGGTAATTATCCTTTTCTGAGAATGCTGGCCTTTTTCGAGCAAAACACAGCCTGGTTCAAGGAGGAACTTTTCAGCTCCTTCAGTTGAGTCGACGATTTGCACAGCGATCGATCGGCGAGACTCCAATGCCTGTGGAGACTCTAAGCCGAGATCAGCGGTGTACAAGTCGGGAACGTTTGTGGTGGTGATGAGCGCGCGGGAGCGGAAAAAGATCCGACCCTTGAGATTCAAATCAGCGCAGGTGAGGGGCATGGCAAAGGGAGCAATCATCGAAATGATGCGGGAAGCGACTGGTCGTCGCTGCTCAACTCCCTGAGCCTGGAGGAAGTCATCGAGGATAGTATAGAACTGACCTGAATAGGTGTCCCAATACTCCTCGACTGGATCCCATGTGTAGTAATCGGTGGACTGGAACGGATTCTGCACAAAGGATGCCTTCTGGGCAATGAGGTACGCGTGTGTTGCGTCCATCAACTCCATGAGCAAGGTAGTCTTTCGAGTACCTTGCCCGCCATACATGCTGAGCCAGACCGTGAGCGGTCTGGTTTCAGCAGCAATGCGAACTCTCTCGAGTCCGCGGCAGCATTTCTCAGCTTCCACGCGAGCGTGCATGAGGATGCTGGAAACGAAGGGTCTGATGGCGGTAACGGCCTTCGCACCAAGTGAAGTGAGGTGATCGCGGGTGATAGGAAATGAATCTATCTCATCCGCGAGAACAAGAATCTCATCGCTGACGCCTTTGTCCACAACTGCTTTCACAGCGCGGACACGGGCGTCAAACGCGACAACTTCTCGTTCAAGAGCGGTGCGGGGGCGAGGAACGCCGGTGATTGCTTCGACTGCGGAGTCGTACAGATCACGGGCGTTCTCGACAAAATACCGAATTGCTTCGGCATACGACTTAAGCTTGGGAAGAACCCCAACGGATTGCCAGAATGCGCGTTGAGGCGCATTAAAGGCATACTGTCGGGTCCAATCGAGGAAATCGTATCCTGGTCCAAAGTCACCAAATCCCTGCTTTTCAGGCAGGGAATAGTGAATGAGGACCGCATCTCGAATCTCGTCAGCCTTAGTAGGAAAGGCATGACGAGCATAAAGGTATCCAAGGAAAAGAGCAAGAGACAAGACAATTGCAGACAGGAGGGCTGTTGCGATGGTCTTGTTATCTTGGATGAGCTTAGTAAAAGCATCAATCTTTTCCTTGATCCATGCGAGGACATCTCGAATGGCGTCGCCAACTGCTGTGGCAACGCGATTGAGGGTTGTGTATGTGTTAACTAGATGAGCAGACGGCACGTATGCCGTGGCCATCTCCTTGACAGTGCCAATGGCAGCACTGCCAAGAAGACCAAGGACGTCTAGTAAAAATCCTTGTTTTTCGATGTGAGCAGGTTGTGGATGGCGCTTCACGAACTGCTTC